CCAGTAAAACCAACTCCTGATCTAACTTTACATAACTTGCAGTTTTGGAACTGCATGGACTACGGTGTAACTGTAGTTCAAAAGCAGTTTATTGGTTCTATGCATTATGAAGTGTATACACGCGATTTTGGAACACAAACCGGAACTTATATCTGTACAATTGATAACTATCACCAAGATCCTGACGCAGTTGACTATGCGACCAGTGAAAACCCGTCAGAACATAAGTCGCATAACTTGATTGAACTTGATAATGGTCAATTCTGTCTCTATCCTAATAATAGGACGCGCATTTTTGACAACTCATTGACTCCAGAGACACCAAAAATTCCCGATTTCAAAGTTTCAACCGTATATTACCAAGTTGAGAACGGTCATGACCGCGATGGACTTGGAAATGATGAGAATTATTTCTGGAAAACAGCAAAAGAACGTAAAAATAACGAAAATTTACCCGAATTTTAGAAAAATGACCGATTTTTTAGACAATCTGGGCAATCATCAGCACCAAAAGATGCTTCGTGAGATCTCAAATGACGATAAAACGCCAAAAAAACGCGATTCTTTGAAAGAAACTGAGATTTTTGAAAATGAAGAAGAATTTACAGTGCTCCCTCCACAAACTTTGAACGAATTTTGATTTATACCTTAATAAATAAGATATAATCGCTGTATTTTTGTGCCTCTAGAAAGGGTAAGTCAAGGTTTTAAAGATGTTAGCATGTCATTTCTGAGTAATCCTCTGAATGATGACTTAATTGCGCTTAAAAATGAGCAAGCAATTGCTCGTTCAATTAGAAATATCGTTTTTACCTTTCCTGGAGAAAAGTTTTTTGATGAAAGTTTCGGATCAGAGGTCTCTAGATCACTTTTTGAAAATATTGACGATCTCTCTGCCGAAACAATGAGAGATCAGATTGAGGAATCAATCAATCGCTTTGAACCAAGGGTCAATCTGAAAAAAGTTAAAGTATTACCAGACTTTGATAATAACGCATACGAGGCGATCGTAATTTATAATATTGTTGGAATTGATGTTCCGGCACAAGAATTAGAATTCGTTTTGCAAGCAACTAGGTAACAATGCCACTAGTCAATTTTTCAAATCTGGACTTTAACCAGATTAAAACCACTCTTAGAGACTATCTACAGTCAAATTCTAGTTTTACCGACTATGATTTTGAAGGGTCTAACCTTTCTACGATTTTAGATGTCCTGGCATACAATACCTACATTACCTCATACAACGCAAACATGGTTGCGAATGAGGCATTTATTGATAGTGCTACTTTGAGAGAAAATGTCGTAGCATTAGCAAGAAATATTGGATATGTACCACGCTCTAGAAAGGCATCCAGAGCGACTATATCGTTCTTTGTTGACGCTTCCGATATCACACCCCCTCCAGTCTCTATAACCCTTAAGAAGGGTCCTGTAGCGGCATCTGCGGCTGCCTTTGGCAACTCGTCCTTTGTATTCTCAATTTTGGATGATGTCACTGTTCCTGTTCTTGATGGAGTAGCAACATTTGACGATCTGCCAATCTTTGAAGGCACTTTATTAACCACAGAATTTACATATAGTGCTAGAAATCCGAATCAAAGATTTATTCTGAATAATATTGGTATTGACACTGATCTTTTATCGGTCACAGTAAAGGCAAACGAACAATCAACACAATCAGTTAAATATTCCCTTCAAGATAGTCTGTTTAGTGTAAAATCAGATTCCAAAGTTTATTATATTCAAGAAATCGAAGATGAGAGATATGAGATCTTCTTCGGAGATGATGTTTTTGGTCAAGCACTTGAAGAAGGTAACTTTATTACCGCAAATTACATTGTAAGTAGTGGAGATAGCGCAAACGGAGTTAATAACTTTGCTTTCTCTGGTAAATTAACTTACACAAGAAACTCTGTTGAGTATACTGTCACAGATGGCATCTCTTTTGTGTCAACAGGTCTTAATGCATCTGGTGGAGAAAGTATTGAGGCAATTTCTTCAGTGAAAAAATATGCTCCTCGCATTTACTCATCTCAAAACAGAGCATTAACTGCTGATGACTATGAAACTCTGATTCCTTCAAAGATTTATCCAGAAACTGAGTCAATTTCCGTATTTGGTGGTGAGGACTTAATTCCACCACAATATGGAAAGGTTTTCATTAGTATCAAACCTAGATTTGGTGATTTCTTACCAAACCTTGTAAAACAGAATATCAGAAATCGTCTTAAGAAATATGCGGTTGCTGGAATTGTTCCAGAAATCTTAGATTTAAAATATTTGTATTTGGAAGTTGATTCTAAGGTTTACTATAACTCAAATTTAGCACCAAGTTCAGCATATGTCTCTAGCACAGTCCAAGACAATGCAAATAAGTATTCTGAGTCATCAGAACTGAACAAATATGGCGCTAGATTCAAATACAGTAAATTCTTGAAGATTATTGATGATAGTCACGAGTCAGTAACCTCCAATATCACAAATATCCAAATGAGACGTGACTTGAGAGTTGTTACCAATACTTTTGCTGAATATCAAATTGGTTTTGGTAATGAATTTCATATTAAGAGAATGAGTGGATATAATATTAAATCCACAGCGTTCAGAATTGCTGGAAACCCAAATAGTGTATATTTGGGTGATTTGCCTAATACAAATAGAATTGATGGATCATTATTCTTCTTCACAGTTCCCTCTGTTAATTCTAATAGCGCAACAATTCTCAGAAGAAACGTTGGAACGATTAATTATAAGAAAGGTATTGTAACAATTAATCCAGTCAACATCTTGGCAGGAAAAATCAAAGATGGTCAACCAATTATTGAAATTTCTGCTTCTCCAGCATCAAATGATGTTGTTGGATTACAGGATCTTTATTTGCAACTAGATATTAGTAATAGTACATTCGATACAGTAGTGGATAGTATATCCTCTGGTCTTGATCCATCAGCGTCTACTTACATTTCATCTTCTAGTTACGCTAATGGAGCACTTGTCCGTGAGACGGGTGATCTTGGTACGGTAAATACAGATGGGTTATCAACTAATGTCACTAACAGGACTATAGCAACAACCACTACTACAACCGCCACCAGTGCTACAGGAACAACCACCACGACAACCACTACCCCTTCATCCACTGGATCTACTGGAGGCGGTGGAAGTGCCTCTGGCGGAGGTCAATCTGGATCAAGCGGCGGATCTGGTTCATCCGGCGGCGGATCATCTTACTCTTACTAAGAACGTAAAATCATAAAATGGCAGAAAAGAGAATTCAGTTTAACAACGTAGTTCAGAATCAAGTTCCTGCGTATGTAAGGGAAGAGTTTCCTCGTGTTGTAGAGTTTTTAAAGCAATACTATATTGCTCAAGAGTATAAAGGTGGTCCTGTTGATTTAATTCAAAATATTGATCAATATTTAAAATTAAATGAATCAACCAATTTAACAGAATCTGTCATTTTAGGATCTGATATTGAAATTTCTGATTCTACTATTTCTGTTGATCTCACAAAGTCTCCAACAGGGACAATTGGATTTCCAGATTCTTATGGATTAATCAAAATTGATGATGAGATTATCTCATATACAGGCAAAACCTCATCATCATTTACTGGATGTATAAGAGGTTTCGTTGGAGTTTCTTCTTATAGGGACAAGACAAAACCAGAACAACTTGTATTTGAAGAATCAGAAGCAGATTCTCATGTTGATGGTGCGACTGTAACAAACTTAAGTGTTCTGTTTTTAAAAGAATTCCTTACAAAAGTAAAATATCAATTAACACCTGGATTTAATAATAGAACTTTTACTGAAGATCTTAATCAAAACGTCTTTATTAAACAGTCAAAGGATTTTTATCTTAGCAAAGGAACAGATAGATCTTTTGAGATTTTATTCAAAGCACTCTATAATGAAGATGTAACAATAGTAAGACCAAGAGATTTTCTTTTTACGCCATCTAACGCTGATTACAGAATCGTTAACGATATCGTTGTCGAACCTGTAGAGGGAGATCCTGCTAATCTTCAAGAAGCTGTCTTGAGACAAGATGCATACAAAGATATATTCACAAAAGCATATGCTCCTATCACCGCAGTCGAGAAGGTAAACGTTGGTACAGGAGAGACCTATTACAAATTAAGTATTGACTCTGGATACTCTAGAGACATTGGTGTTGATGGTGCTTTGTATGGTCAATTCTTTGCCCATCCAAAAACAAAAGTCATTGGGCAAGTCGCTGCTGGTTCAACAATCATCGATGTTGATTCTACAGTCGGATTCCCTACTGGTGGAGAGTTGTATGTAAATTACACAAACCAAACTGTTGGGGTTGTATCCTTTAAATCAAAATCATTAACGCAATTCTACGATTGCTCAAACATCACTTTGACAATCTCTGATAAGTCTAATATTGGTATTAACACTTATGCGTATGGAGCATCTTTCCTAGATCAAGATGAAGAAATTAAAGTCAGAGTAAATCATGTATTGAGTAATCTGTCTGTTGATAATACAAGATATCTGGCAAAAGATGACAAATTAAAGATCAAAACTTTAGGATCTAATGCAACAGATGCTGTCTCAAAGAATTGGTTATATAATATTTCTTCTGTATATGAGGTAAAGAGTTTAGAATTAATTGATTTATCTGACCTTACATATTCAATAGTTTTAAAAACGGATCACTATTTTAAAGTCGGTGATACTATTACAGTTATCGAAGGTGGATCCGAAAAAGGATCTACAATTATTTCTATTACTGCTGCTGACACAATTACTATCAGAGGACAGGGGCAATTAAATACAAACTCTTCTTTTACGATCAGAAGGAATATTCTCAAAGGGAATTCTGAAGTATTAAAGTCTGCAAATAATTATTCTGCCAACATTCAAAATGTGTATGTTAGTTCTATTCAATCTAGAACAAAACAGGAAAAACTTTTAGTTTCATCACCATCTATTCCTTTTTATAATGCTCAACCCATAGAAACAACAGATGGTTCTATTACTTTCTCCGGTACATTTACTGCGGATGAAACTCAATTACAAATAACCTCAGTTACTGATCATGGTTTCTATAGTGGAGATGCTGTTTATTATCTACCAGAAAAAACATCTGAGAAGTTTATTAACGAATCAGGAGAGGTGGATGAAAGAACTGTTGTAAGTTCCTCTATCCTTACTGAAGGTCTTTATTTTATAAAGAGAGTTAGTTCCACAACAATTCAACTTGCGAAGAGTAGAACTGATATCTACAACTCCACATTTGTTTCTCCAATTGCCGATGCAACAGTAACCAATAATGTCATTAAAAGATATGATCTGAGAGACAGATCTCTTGAATCTCAAAAATTATTAAGAGAGGTTAAAACACCCAATATCGATGGAACTGTTCACCCAACTGAACCTGGTTTTACCGGAGTTTTAGTTAATGGTGTCGAAATCTCAAATTACAAGTCAAATGATTTAGTATATTATGGAAAGATTAATGACATTGAAGTTCTCGCTCCAGGTAGTGGATATGATCTTATTACTCCACCTCTACTCAGCATATCAGACACGGTAGGAACAGCTGCGACCGGTTATGTCGCAGTATCAGGAGAACTTGAAGAAATAAGAGTTATTGATGTTGGATTTGATTATGAAGCACCTCCAGTCGTAAAAATTACTGGTGGAAATGGAACTGGTGCCGTAGCATTGGTGAACATGAAACGAATAACTCATGAGATTTCATTTAATTCACAAATTGAAGGTGGTGAGGTTTCTATTGGAGCAACTTTATCTACAATCGGAATTGGAACATATCATAAATTCAGAAATGCTGAAAGGGTAATTTATGATCCCGATGGTCAAAGAGCAATTAGTGGTCTGACAACGAATAGTGAGTATTTTGTTTCTATTGTTGATAACACCACAATCAAACTTCACCCAACTCAAAATGATGCGATTGTTGGTATCAATACAGTTGAGTTTGGTATTCATGGACTTGGAAAACAAAAAATTAAGTCTTATAATAAGAAATTAGTTCTTTCATCCATTACCGTCAATAATAATGGATCTGGATATCAGAACAAGCAAAGAACTGTTACTGCTGCAGGAATCAATACATCATCTAACCAGATTACAATCACAAGTCATGATTATCAGTCTGGAGAAATTTTAAAATATACTGCTGGTGATACTACCATTGGTGGATTAGTAAGTGAAACTGAATACTACGCGACTAAGGTAGATGATAACAACTTTAGACTTTCTAGAGTTGGACTTGGTTCTACGAATAAAGATTACTACTATCAAACAAAACAGTATCTTGATTTTTCCTCTACTGGATCAGGAACACACTCATTTAACTACCAAGACATTACTGTTTCTGTAGAAGGAAAGATTGGTATCTCTTCCATTGGGTCAGAGACTTTTGAAGCACAAATTCAACCAATTTTTAGAGGAAGTGTAACCTCGGTTCATCTTTCAAATCAGGGTGTTGGTTATGGATCTTCTGAAATTGTTAATTTCAATAGACCACCAACTGTAAGATTAGTATCTGGGAAAAATGCCCAGTTGTCACCAATTATTTCAAATGGTGCGATCACAGATGTTATCATCTTGAATGGGGGAGCTTTATATAACTCCTCTCCAGATATAACTGTGACGGGTGATGGAATCGGAGCAGTTCTTACTCCCATTCTTTCTGATGGCATATTAACCTCAGTCAAAGTAGTTTCTGGTGGAGCTGGTTACACCAATGCTCAGACTTCAATAATAGTTAATTTTCCAGGAGCAGGAGCAGAACTATCTGCAAATCTTCAAAACTGGAGAACCAATTTATTCCAGAAACATTTTGATGGATATACTAATGATGATGGTTTTATTAGACTTGGTGTTAACAATAATTATGGATCACAATATTCTCATTTATACGCACCAAGAAGTTTAAGAAAAGCATTAAATGGAGTTGATCAAACTGGAAAAATTCTCTATGGAAACGCTGACTTAAAAATTGCTAACAATGTAGAAATTGAATCTTCTGACCACTCTCCAATTATTGGATGGGCGTATGATGGACACCCAATTTACGGACCATATGGATATGTAACCAGATCTGGTGGTGTTGTTACTCAGATGAAATCTGGTTATAAACTCGACTTAAAAACCAATAGACCACCAACATCAGAGTTCCCAGAAGGATTTTTTGTTGAAGACTACAATCATCAAAATCTCTCTGATGAAACTGTTCTTGATGAGAACAATGGCAGATTCTGCGTTACTCCAGAATATCCAAAAGGAACGTATGCTTACTTTGCCACTATTAATACACTAACTGTTGATTCTTCTGGACCTTTCTTAAATTTCAAGAGACCAGTATTTCCATACCTTGTTGGAGCAAACTTTAAGGGAGTTCCTAATAAATTTAATTTTGATCCTGGATCAAATCAAGATTTATTTGATTTGAATTCTACAGATTATTTTAGAAATGTAGCTCCATACAATTTAATTCCAGGGAATAGCAAATATGAATATCTTTCTCTACCTAATGATTTAAATCAAAATGTTGATATTACATCTGTAAGTCCAGGTGTTCTTGAAAATGTTGGTATTATTACTGGTGGTAATAATTATAAAGTTAATGATATTATCGAATTTGATAATACTCAAACTGGTGGAAATGGAGCATACGCAAGAGTCAGTAGAATCAGTGGAAAACCAGTTACTAGTGTAAGTTTTGCCACCAGTTCTATTACTGGTGTGGAATTTTCTCCAATTGGAAATAAAGGAGCATATGTTGCTTTCTCTACAAATCCACATGCATTTGAGAATAATAACACTCTGACTATTTCTGGTTTATCAACAACTTCATCTCTCTTGGAGGGATCATATAAGGTTGGTATTTCTAGTAACATCCTGAGACTCGCTGGAGTGGGGACTACCTCATCTGGTATTGGAACTGATGGTGTAACTGGAATTGTTACTTATCTCTCAGTAACTGGAGATATTTCTTATCCTACCATTGCCGAGAATGATATTCTTGGTATTGGAACAGAAAAAGTTAAGGTTCTGAATGTTGAACCAAGACTTTCTAGAATTAGAGTTATCCGTGCTGTTGACGGCACGGTTGCTGTTGCTCATACCGTAACAACAAAGATTTATGAGAATCCCAGAAAACTAACAATTAATTCTGGATTCAAGACTGATTATGAATACAGAAGAAATAAACAAATCTATTTTAACCCAAGTGAAACCGTAGGTCTCGGAACAATCGCTGGAGTTGGCATTGGATCCACATTGTCCTTCTCTAATCCAGGGACTGGAATTAGTGAGAGATTTATTCAAACCAAAGCATTGTATCTTCCAGATCATGAATTAAAAACAGGAGATCAAGTTACATATTCTCCAGGGAATGGAAGTGGTTTGGTTTACATTGAAAATAGTGTAGCGACTGCCAAAACCCTTTCTGATGGACAAAACTTATTCGTTGCTAGAATCACAGATAGTTTGATTGGTCTGGCAACAGTTCGTGTTGCGTTAGGCAGCACTGGAAACTTTGTTGGCATAGGAACCACCACAACCTCCTCTAGCACTTTGTTCTTTAGTGGCATTGGAACAGGATCATATCATAGCCTCAAGACCAAGCACATCTCCATCACTGGAGAACTCCGAAGAAATGAAGTAACAGTTGCTGTAGCAGAGTCTCATGGTATTGCTGGAGAACATGTTGTCTTTATGGATGTAAATCCATCTCTAACAACATCATTCACTGTTAAGTATAATGACTTCAACAGAAGAGTTCTCATTGATCCTAAAGACTTTACCGCTGCTGGTGTTAATACCACGACCAATGCGATTACTATTGTAGATCATGGTTATGTCACTGGTCAAAAAATCCTTCACACTGCCACTGCCGTCGCAGAAGGACTTACGAACAATGAGATGTATAACATTGTTCGTATTGACGACAATACATTCAAACTGTCAGAGGATTACTTTAATTCCACACAACTCAAACCAGCGATCGTTGGTATCACTAGTTCCTCTGCAGGAACTCTGTCTCTGATCAATCCTCAACTTTCTGTATATAGAGATTCTACAGTTGAGTTTGATGTAACAGATTCCTCACTGGCATATGTTAAGCAGGCATCTTCTTATTCTGCCTTTGAACTTAATTTTTATCGCGATAAGACTTTCACTCAAATTTATGATAAAAATGAATCTAGTTCTACATTTGATGTTGTTAGAACCGGAACTGTTGGTATAACCACTGATGCGAAGGTTACTTTAAAAGTTAATAAAGATACTCCAGACACCCTTTACTATCGTCTTGATGCTGTTTATGAGAGTGATGTCCCAGTAGAAAAACAAGAAATCATTTCGGACAGTGATGTAATCTCTAACAATGAAATTGATGTTCGTTCTAGTGTTTACAGTGGAGTCTTCCCTCTAGGACTTGGTGGAACAAACACTTTCACCTACACCGTAACAGAGACTCCTGAGAAAGTATCTTATATTTCTTCAACATCCAGTCTTTCTTATGAAACAAATTGCACTCACACTTACGGACCAATCGCTCAGGTTCTCATAGAGAATGGTGGTAAGAATTATTATTCTCTCCCAGGATTCTCAACAGTAACTGCCGGTCTTCCAGGAAGTCAGATTGGAACCACTGGAATCGGAACTGGCGCAATCTTAGAAACATCTAGTTCTTCTATTGGAAATATCAAAAATATTAGAATTGAAGATATTGGATTTAATTTTCAGGTAGATAAGACTATTCGTCCAAGTGTCTATCTTCCACAAATTGTAAAGGTTGACTCTCTCGCTTCCTTTGATTCTATTGCCATTACATCAACAGGTAAGGGATATATTAGAGCACCTAAGATTTTGGCGTTTGATGGAAAGACTAATGAGCGTATTTCTGATGTAGACTTACAATATAATCTTGGAGATGGTCAACTTACCATTCTCAAGAATACTTTTGGAATGAATAATACCGCTCCAAAATTCATTCCTGTTCAGAACTCAAATGGAGTTGGAATTAGCACGATCGCATATAATTCCAATACCATGGATGCAACAGTTACTTTGGCTGTTGGATTCTCCACCATCAACTCCTTCCCATTCTCCGTTAATGATGAAGTATTGGTAGAGGGTGTTAGTGTTGGTGTTGGATCAACTGGAAAAGGATTTAATACAGAAAACTATGACTATAATCTCTTTACTATTAAATCAGTAACGGAGAATCTTGGTGGTATTGGAACAGTTTCCTTTAGTTTAGAAGGTTTCGTAAAGAGTGGAGAATCTGTTGGTGACTTTAACGCTGCTAATTCCACTGGTAGAATTGTAGCATCGAAAAACTTCCCAATTTTTGTACCAACACTTAAAAAGATTGGTTTCTCTAAAGGTGAAACTGTAAAGTCAGACTCTGCCACTGGAACTGTTCTTGGTTGGGATGAAAAAAATGGATTTATCAGAGTGTCTTCTACTGATGATTTTGTCGCTGGTGATCTTATCGTTGGACAATCATCCAAGTCGCAAGGTGTCGCATCTTCAGTATCTTACTTTGAATCATCTTTAAATGTTAATACACTTTCTAAAGTATCCAAAGGATGGCAAACAAACTCAGGATATTTGAATGATAATCTACAGAGAGTACAGGATAGTTTCTATTATCAAAACTTCTCATATTCTTTAAGATCAAAAGTTGATTATGATACTTGGAATGATGCGGTTGGATCTCTCAATCATACCTTAGGATTTAGAAAATTCTCTGATTATCAGATGGAATCCAAGTTACCAGAGGGTTCCAGAAATGCCATGGTTGTTGGTGTATCGACGGATTTGACTTCAGTTAATACCGTCAACACGATTGAAAGATTTATTGATCTTAATTGTGTTAATGATTTTGATCTTGTCAAAGAAAACTCCAGATCTCAGACAAGCATTGTTTCTGATCAAATAACCTTCGTTAGTAGAATTCTTACCGACTTCTCAGAATCCGTTGGTAACAGAGTTCTGTCCATTGATGATATTAGTAGCACATTTAATAGTAACCCTAGACCAACTGCTTTCAGTATCTCAAATAGTTTTGATACTACAGAAGTCAGGGCACAAAAGTATATCACATATGTAAAGGATAGAAGATTTACTGCCCAACGTCAGTTGATGATTGTTGATCTTCTCCATGATGGTGCATTTGGTTACATAAACCAATATGGTCGTGTTGAAACAACCTATGACCAAGGAACTTTTGACTTCACTATTTCTGGTACAACTGGACAACTTCAGTTCTTCCCAGAGAAATCCTCAGTCAATGATTATGATATCACAGTTCTTTCTTATAACCTTGATGATAATCTTCTTGGAGTAGGAACAACTGGAATAGGTCCTGT